TGACAATGATGACAGGTATCGTAGAAGCAGTTTCTACAAAAGATGTAAACACTAAGTTTGGCTTGAAGCCAACCTTCTCTATGAAGGTCAATGGCGCTTGGGTCAAATGTGGCTTTAAGAATCACGGCGCATCCGTAGGTGATGAGGTCGAGTTCGATGGCAACACAGGTACATACGGCATGGAAACAAAAGCCGTTAACGTTATTCGTCGAGGTGTAGGTGCAGCTCCATCAGCAGGTGTTACTAGTAGCACAGGCACAGCAGCTCCTGCTAAGTCTTATGGTGGTGGCAGTGGATACAAAGAGAAGGTGTTCCCTATCCCTGCTTTGCATGGTGATCGTGCCATCGTTCGTCAGAACGCATTGGCTCGTGCAACAGACATCTTCATTGCAGCTCGTGGTGGCAAACCATTTGAGTTGGATGAGTCTACATTCACACTGGTGATTGGCTTTGCTCGTAAGTTTGAAGCTTACACAGCAGGTGACTTGGACATGGCTGAAGCAGTAGCAGAGCAAGCATCAGAGTAAGTTAATGAGGGCTGTTAAGCCAGCATTCGAGGATGTCAACGTAGGAAGTTTTCTGGCTTTCTGTCCTACCTAGTTGAAGACCAAATCGAAGCCCTCACCTTTAAGGAACAACATGAGAGCATTAATAGATGGCGACATCGTAGTATTCAGGGCAGCTTGTAGTGCTATTGATGATGACCAATGGGTAGCTCTAGCAAGAGCAGACAAGATGATGCAAGACATCCTTGAAGATGTTGGTGCTAGTTCTTATCAGGTGTACCTCACAGGCAGTGGTAACTTTCGTAGAGAGCTAACACCTACCTACAAAGCACATCGACCAGATGAACGGCCTACACATTGGCAAGCAGTGCGTGACTACCTTGAGAAAGAACACAAGGCTATCGTGTGCAATGGTTGGGAAGCAGATGACCAGATGGGTATCGACCAAGACAAGGTTGGAGAGAGCACAGTAATCTGTTCTATCGACAAAGACTTATTGCAGATTCCCGGCAGGCATTACAACTTTGTAAAGAAAGAAGCACAAACAGTTGGCATTGACCAAGGTAAAAAGTTTCTTTACCTTCAGAGTTTGATTGGTGACAAGAGTGACAACATCATTGGTGTGGCTGGCATTGGTCCAGTAAAAGCAGCCAAGGCTTTAGCAGAGCTTGAGACTGAGGAAGAGTGGTACGAGAAGTGCCGTGAACTCTATAACGATGATGAACGCTATCACTTGAATCTCCAGTTGCTATACATCTGGCAGAAACCAAACGACAAGTGGGAGCTGCCCCAAAGCAGCGACCTCACACCCACACAACCACAACAGGAACAACAATGAAAAGAATCGTAGATGTAAAGCTTGCCTTTACATGGGATGACAACAAGGTGGAGTTCATGTATGAAAACCTGCCTGAACATTTGTTCAACGAACTTGAAGCTTACTTTGTAGAGCTTGAAGAACACAGAGAAGAAGTAGGTGACGAGTACAACTTTGCTTACGACGGTGCTAAACGAGGACAGAAACATGACTAAAGAAATAAACATGCAGCACATGACTATGCGTGAGTACGTGTCTATTGCTATTCTTGGAGAGTTGTCTACCAAGCAGGAAGTTTGGCAAGCATTGGGAGACGGAACCACTGATGCCAAGGCTGTTGTTAAGCAGAGCTTTGCTTGGGCTGACATCTGGATGCAAGTCCGAGAGGAACGTAATGCCAAGACCTAAGCGACACCAACAATCAGCCTACCGCAGTGGGCTGGAACAACGATTCCAAACCGCCTGCGTAGCAGAAGGTTGGAACCTCCCATACGAACAAGACAAAATCAAGTACGTAATCCCTGCAAGCAACCACACCTACACACCTGACTTCACTGTTACTAATAACGTGTACATCGAAACCAAAGGTTTGTGGACTGGAGCTGACAGGAAGAAAGCCGTACTGATTAAAGAACAACACCCGGAGATAACGATCCTCTACGTGTTGCAACGTAATCAAGGTTTGTCAAAGAAGAGTAAGACCACTTACTTAGACTGGGCAGCTAAGAATGGATTGGATGCCTGCATCTTTGCAGACAAGGAACATTGGTTTAACTTCATCAAGGAGCATATCAAATGATCATCAACTCCAAACTTGAAAGCTACATGGACCTACATGCACACTGTGCTTGTATGGTACGCAACATGTTCTACCAATATTCTCGTGCAGAAATCACTGGTGACTACGTACACGGTATGTTGGCGCAAATGCTGGTGTACTCAGCACGAGATGAGCTTCTTGAAATGTACAAACAAATGTCTGATGAAGAACGATCTTCTTCTATGGACTGGTTATTTTTATAAAGGAAACAACATGACAGAAGGTCGTGAATACTTCAGGTTCTTAGCCTACTCCAGTGGAGTGTTTGAAGGCATGGACTTAATGGAACGAGCACTGCTCGACATCATTGCTCAGTGTGACGACAGGCTCACAGTAACTGAAGCTATGAGTCTTGCAGACTTAGCATCTTCAGCTACCTTGCATCGCAAGATTGACAACCTGCGTAAAGCAGGCTGGATCACACTTGAACATGTAGAAGGTGATCGTCGTACTAAGTACCTCGAACCAACAGAGAAGGCTTGGTCAGAATACGTCAAGCTTAACTTTGCAGTACGTGAGGCAAACAATGTCAACAAGTAAGACACCCTTGCAATACTTTACAGAGATCCAAGATGTATCTCGTTCTCAGTTTGCTATGCCTGTGCCACCACAGAACAGCATTCACGAGCGTGATACGTACCGTACTGGAGATGGAGACTACGTGCAGCCACTACGTCCCGGAAGTCAAGACCACAAGCTGTGTCGGTCCCGTGGATTGTTAGCAAGCATGAGTTCCTAATAACATGTTGGTTTTAATTGCACTAGTGGTAGCTTTATCGACAGGACAAAACGTAGTAGCTGTTCTGTTGTTTTTGCATCTGGTAGATGAGTACATTTTGTAAGGAGTGAGAAATGGCAGGACCGTATGACCAAGGATGGAACGATGCTCTTGATGAGATTGCTAGGCGTGCAGCATTGCTGCCGTTTGGTAAAGATACACAAGATAGTCTAGCTATCTGGACAAGAGAAGCAAAGCGTATGCCTCTCAACATGACCGCAGAAGAACAAGAGCGTTGGCTCTATGCTGAAGGTGAAGTAGAGCAGGCAAAGAGTAAAGCAATTGAAGATCAACTGGAGAATTTGAAATGAGTTATGCAGAGGTAGAAATGGAAGTGTTGCGTTGGGGTGAAGCACGAGGTATCGTGAAGAATGGTAAGGCTATCTCTCAAGCTATCAAGACGCTTGAAGAAGTGACAGAGTTGCTTGATGCTATCAACCGTAAGAACTTGGATGATGCCAAGGACGCAGTTGGTGATGTCGTTGTGACATTGATCATGGTGTGTGCCATCTTGGACATCAACCTTGTTGAGTGTTTGCAAGGTGCGTACACAGAGATCAAACATCGCAAGGGCTACCTCACATCAGAGGGCACATTCATTAAGGAGCAAGCATGAGTGACGTAAACACAATCTTAGATGAACGAGGCAAACGCTATGGTTTGTTTAAAGATCACGCACGCATTTCCCAAGACCTTAAAAGTTCGATGGCAATGCACGCTGGCTTCCAAGTCCTTGATCCTGATCAAGCTGAAGCACTGGAAATGATTGCTCATAAGATTGCACGTATTCTTAACGGTGATCCCAACTACGTTGATAGTTGGGTTGACATTGCAGGCTATGCCAAACTTGTTGCAGATAGATTAGAAGGGATTGAACGATGAACGTTATTAAGAACATGTTTGTAAAAGCATCAGCTTTGCAGTTGGCTAAGCTTGAGTTGGAAGAAGCAGAGCGTGAACGATTGTCAGCTCAGTCTTTCCATGACTACTACACAAACATCATTCAGTATCACAACGCACGGATCAAACGTTTGGAGAACTACATTGGGAGCAACAAATGATTGAGATCTCTGTCACTGATGCCCTGCTATTTGCATGGGCAGCTATTGCAACAACGTATGCTTTCAAGTTTAAAGAGGATGCACACATGCACAAGTATGTGATCCACAAGATTCTCAATGACGAGAAGCTTCGTAACGAGATGGTCAAAGGTTATGCAGAAGTACAGAAAGCGAGTGAGGCATGAACAAAGAACAGATGATCACAGTACTACGCAGTGTTGGTGTTAATGAGAGCACTGTCACAGTGATGAGCAACGCATTTGATTTGGGGTTTGAGTCTGCTAAAGATCAAGCTACACAGATTGCGTTGGGTTATGACGAGCAGTTTGCAGCAGACATCAGTAAACTAGTGCCATGACAATACCATTGTCGGTGTGGTGTCCTGTAAAAAGATGTAAAGTGCTAAACCCAAAAGCATTTGAACCGGAGATTATTATGGACACCCCTAAAACAACTCTTAACCCTGATGCACCTTGGCCTAACAAACCAGAGAGCAAGGTAAAAGAGGTTGTTCGTAAGCCTAGAAAATTACCACCACCTAAAGACCCAAGCAAGATCAAACGCACAGATGAAAACTTTGAGCGATGGGCACGTAAAACTTTTGGAGAAAACTATGGCAAATGAAGCAGGCAAAGGGGACAAGCAGCGTCCCACTAACTACAATTCTTTCAGTAGTAACTACGACTTGTGTTTCAAGAAGAAAACAGATGAACAGAAAACCGATAGGGCTGTCAGTCCCACACAGGAAGATAACCCAGAACAATTATTTGGAACTGGCAAAACAACACATGACCAGAAGTAGATTTGGTACTTGGTCAGTTACTGATGCAGAGCTTCAGAGCTTTGCTGAAGCTGTTGCAAAACAATTAAAGGAGAAGAGATGACAGACAATCAAGAGCAGGGTGAGCCAAAGAAAAAGTGGGAAGGCCAAATTGACAATGATGAATTCTTTGAATCGTTAAAGCAAGAGCAGCGCAGCGACAGCGAGCATACGGGTGAGCCTGTGGCGTGGATGATGCACAACTCAAGTGGCGATGAAATTTCAATCACTGAGTCAAATCTTCGCCATCATCAACCAGCATTTGTTCAAGATTTGTGGAAAGATTCAACGCCTCTCTACACCACACCACAACAACGCACATGGGTTGGGCTGACCGATGAAGACAGACAAGCCGCATTTGAATCTATGCCAGATATGTTGGATGGCTTTTTAAAAAAGTGGGGGTGGTTGCATTTTTCAAAAGCACTTGAAGCCAAACTCAAGGAGAAGAACGGTGGCTAGGAAGAAGTACAAACCAAAAGGTATCCGTATGGATGCAGTCGGGTGGGTTCTAAAAGGACTACAACCATTTAAGACGGTGGAGTACAGCACAACCTTACGCATTAAGAATCATGCAGCTATGGATGCTCTTCGTAGAGGAGATGCAACGATGGCGGATATTGACGTTCTTATTGGGACGTTCAATATGTGCGAGGCTTACATCATGCTTCGTCCAGAGCTAGGTGCAGACTGGAGTGAAGAGATCAAAGCAGGACTGGATGCACTACACGCAGTCGGTGTACGTGGTGCTATGAGTAAACGTTTTATTCTGAAGGCTGACGAGTTGGTTGCTATGAACTTAGTGATGGAGATTCACGACGCTCAACTAGATAGCACAACTGTAGATGACATGGAGAAAGCGATGGACCTCGTTACACGCGAATACCGAGCTAAGCGCATGAGGCCCATCGTAACCAAAGAGCAGAAAGAGTTACTAGTAACTCAAGCCAAGCAAGAAGAACAAACTTCTAAAGCTTGATTAGTGTGGGCTACTCGGTCATCAAGACCGATAGTCCCACCATTGATCT